AAGCGGATATCTTTGCGCTATGCCTGCGAAGTCAGCGCCGATGGCGCTGGTTTCCGGCCCGCCAAAGCAGGCTGTGTTGATGCGTTTAGAGATTTTACCCCACGATGAAATAGCTGGTCATTTAACAGAGTATTCCTGTCCAAACGAGAGATATACAGCGGATCAATATTAGTTAGTTCATACGCTAGCTCACAAGCAAGCCGCCATGTTGCAGGTATTGGTCTAGTAAGAACAGACTCGCCTGCTTCTAGGTCAACCCCCATCGGATTCGAGGCTATATCATTTGTATGGATATGTGTTAGCCCTGTATATGCATTTTCCATATAAAGGACTTCGCGCCAAGAACCCCATGGTAGGGAATAACCGCCGACAGTGCGGTCAAAACTCATACCTTTACCATTAAGTACCCTACGATACCTAAGACGATTGAGCATTTCTTGTGCCACTGCTACCATAGCATCAGCATTGTTTTCTTCAGCAATAATCGCTCTTGCAATAATTTCGGCATCACTTCTCGTGTTGTCAGGACCGGGAGTTTTAAGTGTAGCAGTTTGATATTCGGGAAGAACAATTCCTGCCCATTGCCGTATCATTGTATCTGTAAGTGTCATTTGAATTCCTCATTTCATTTATTAGTCTCTGCCAGCATTATTTGAAGAATAACAGAATTTAATGAAATAAGGGAGTGACAGTACCGCGCCACCTACTTAATATACTCGGTCATCAAACGTTTATGATATTCGTCTTCAAATTCTGAAAGCCGGTTTATAAAGGATGGAACGAAATATTTTATACTGTCGATAGAATAAGGGGCGACAAGATAGTCGCGGCAGGCTTCATTTTTAGTATAAAAAGCTCTACGATCATTACTGTAATACAGCTTAATGTGGCAACAAAAGACTGCCTCGTCTGGCGATGGTGCTTCAGCTATAGTATCTCCGTTTTCAATTTCTGAGTAATAATCAAAATACACTCTTTTATACAATTCCAACGAAATGTAATTATTTTCGCCTGTGCCACAAAGCTGCGGAGCTGACACATAAAAATTCTCACCCATAGATACTTGTTCCGCTACTGGACCCGTTTCGTAATATGTGTCGGTATAGGATAAATCGATATTGCCGGTAGCTGCGTTTAACCACAGGCAATTTGTATATTGAGAAAATATAAGCCACTGATTGCCGTTATAACTGAAGCTTCCCAAAAGCAAAACAATCAGACTACCACATCAAATTTTCCATGCAATTTTAACTTTACCGTGTCCAACATGAATAGATTCAATCAGGGTATCGACCACGGTTAATTTATCGTCGATAGATATATCGTTCCATTTGCTCATGTAATCGCTGATGACGCCGATGTTTTGTCTGTCATACATTTCGGCTGACATTTGAGCGATTTTTTCTTTTACCGTTTTCTTCTCTTCATCGAGTGCATCAATGCGCTCATTGATATATTCCATTGTCGCTGTGCTTGCAGACACGATTTTGTCTATAAGCGTGGCGATTTCTTTTTCGATTTCTTCTGCACGGATTTTTAGTTTGGTAAGCTCGATGGGGTCTCCGTGCTTTTCCTTGAAAGAAAGCTTGTTGAACTCTTTAAGTTTGCGGGACATTTCATCAAAGACAATGTCCTCGATTCCGCTGGCCTGTATTGCGCCTACGCCGTCGCAGGATGCGGAAACATACTTGCTGTTGCAGATGTAGTACCTTGCGTCTGCACTGCGTTTACGGGGATAGGATTTCAGGGAGAGGGCGTGCCCACAATCGATGCACTTGATTTTACCGGCAAGCCATGTGTTCTTTGCTTTCACAGGTTTAGCTATCTGGCGCACATTCAGGCACTTGCGCCTGCACCGAATCCATGTATCAGAATCGATGCACCCTGCGTGCGGAGCAAGAACGAGAACATGACCGTCAAGAGAAATGCTCTTGCGTTTGGCCGCTTTGTTCCCTGTGTACAGATAAGCTCCATTTGTTCCAATGAACTGAGAGATGTCGTTGATGATTTCGGTTCCTTGCCCGTGGAAGAATTCAAAAATAGAAGCGTCTGCTTTAGCGTACACAGGATTTGTAATAATATCTCTGATGCGCATACGGCTGAAGTTCTTACCGTTAGGATTTTTAATTCCATTCTGGCTGAGGTAGCGCACCACATCGGCAAAGGAAACCTGCGGCATGGCATACAGAGAAAAGATAAGCTGCACGACCTGTATCTGTTCTGGAATGGGTTTATACATACAGGTTTTGATGCCCTCCATAACGGTGTTTTCCAATTCAAACCCGTAAGGGACTCTGCCGCCCATGTAGAATCCTTTTCTGCTGCGTGAGCGGTATGCATCCATGACACGCTGTTGAATCGTCTCGCGCTCAAGCTGGGCGAATACCATGACTATCATCAGCATTGCTTTGCCAATAGGTGTTGAGGTGTCAAATCGTTCTGTAATAGACACGAACTCAACGCCGTACTTTTGCAGCTCACTGATAACATTTGCAAAGTCAAGAACTGAACGGCTGATTCGGTCAAGGCGGTACACAATAATTCGTCTTGCGCCGCCAGCACGAACAGCTGCCATCATATCTTGAAAGTCAGGACGCTCTGTATTTTTACCGCTGTACCCTTTATCTCGAAATACTCTGTACGGATTATTCCCTACCTCCCGCAGGCACAACTCGATTTGGCTTTCAATAGAGATACTGTCTTCTTTATCAACAGACTGTCTTGCGTAAATAAAATCTTCCATCGATATCCTCCGTCTTATTTCTTTTTCGGTGTGTATTTGCTAAAGACGGTGTACAGGGTTTTTTCAATTTCATTTTTCTGTTCCTGTCGGTCGTCTTTATGTATAACTGGCGTGAGGTTGATGATGGTATAAATATCGCCGTCATATACGGCGTTGACTTTTTCTTCGGTATATTTTTTTGCGGCTATGATAACCAACCTCCTTGTTGGCGTAAAAAATAATGGGGCTGGCTTATTATCACCAGCCCCATCTCTACATGAAGTACTCAGGGTCTTAATCCTTTTTCTGTTTGAAGCGACAGCTGAAGCATATCGCCACGCCTGTTGTCACCAATGTTACCAATGCAACAAACAAAGCATTTAACGGTGCATCTCCTGTCTTCGGGATGGTAATGTTTTTGATAGCATCTGCGTCGTTATACCATTTGGATGTTGCGGTTTGCTTACATATCATCCCAAAGTTCTGAATTAACACATCGTTGCTCATGCAAACCTTACCATTGTAGACATCTTCCGGTGTCATATTGAGCGCAGTCAACTCTTTTGTCAGTTCCAAAATGTTGCCATCAAAATGCACATCTGTTACTACTCCGGACACTGACCGTGTAAACACCAATTTACCGATTGTAACGGTATCACCACTGATGGTAATTGGCATATTGTTGTAATGTAGCTCCTGAAGTGATGTTTTTTCTTCGATGCTATATGTGAGCATCGGACGGCTTCCGGTAACAAGAGCTGCATACAAGCCGTTGTCCAGGTTTGTTGGTGCGGCCATATCGGTCACAATAAGTTTGCCGGGGTCTACCTTTTGATTGTCGGCATTGTACACCTCAATACTGTAGTAGGCGTATTCACCTTTGCGTGCAGTAGTATTCGGGTTTACCCGGAAGCTATTGCCGACATCGCCGGGAATCAACTCGTATTTTACGATGTTGATTGTGTATGTCTTGCATGGTTCTGAGGTGGAAGTCCAAGAGAGGGCATAAACGGAAGTTGTACCAAATACAAGTACAACAACCAGAAGCAGTGAGAAAATTCGTTTCATAGTCTT